TCAAACAGGTTGAGATCGCCGTATCCGCTCATAAATACGTCTACGGATTCGAAGTGGGCCAACAGGAGACTAAGCACATCCAAGGATACATCCACTTCAAAAACCCAAGAACATTCTCCGCAGTCAAGATTCAATTGCCCAGAGCCCATTTGGAGGCAGCCAAGGGTACTGATAGGGACAATTGGATATACTGTACAAAAGATGGCGACTTCCGTTCAAACATGTACCTACTGGATAGGAAATTGAGAGCGATGACAGCGACATTTCATGGCGTGACCTGGAAAGACTGGCAGCGAGAGATTCTGGATCTCAAAGTGGATCAACGTACGATACACTGGTATTGGGAACCTGATGGTAATGTAGGGAAGAGTTTCCTTTGCAAATATCTGGCTCTGAGTCGGAAGAATCTCATCATATGCGAAGGTAAAGCCGCTGATATTTTCAACCAAGTTCTTACCATGATGCAGCCCAAAAAAGGCGAGGGAAGAATGCCAGACACTGTCATCTGTGACATACCCAGAACAAGTATGAGATTCATAAACTATGCTGCCATCGAAAAAGTCAAGAACGGACTACTATATTCAGGAAAGTACGAAGGTGGACTCTGCGTATTCGAATCCCCACTTGTCATCTGCTTCGCAAATGAGCCCCCTAACACAGCCGCTCTCTCCGCAGACAGATGGCACATTACCGAAATTGGAGCTTACTCGAGAGGAATCAACCATGGATCAGGAGATGCAAAGCGCAGCGAGGATTTTAGGCCGTATGTACAGAACTAAAAACACCATTCACTGAGTTAAAAAAGAGTTTATAATTCGAGTCAAGGGGCTCCGCCCCCTGAACCCCCGTCTTTACACACAGGGTGGCGCACGGGCGCCAGGCCCCCGCTGGGGCAAGCCCCAGTCCCCCTACGGGAGAGTATTTAAACTAGAAAGCATGATGACCCTATTAACCCATATAACCCTAATAACTGGGGGCAAGCCCCCAGACCCCCAGTCGATCAGTATTAAGAAGATAGTTTATTAAGATTGAGCAAAAGTCTTAGCATCAGAAAGGAGAACGACATACTGAATAGTAACTTCAAATCGAGCGTAGGCATCGTCAAGTCCATCACCAGCTACCCATACATGAAAGAAGGCTTCCTCAGAAGGATTACTGCCAAACGGAGCACCAAAGCGAGTGATATTATCTTTAGGATCTTTGATATTAAAAAATCTCTTCAAACCATAGCCTTGACGAAGGACTCCAGTATCCACACCACCACGCCACAAACGGTACTTGCCAGATTCCTCAATACACCCATTGGCATTAGTAAAAGGGTTAGAAGCACTACGTGAACGGAGAACCCCATAGGTATACGGAACAGTCCCGGCACCTTCAGCAAAAGTCGCACGTATATTAATACGAGAACCAACGACCAAATAATTGGCATACAGCAACTCCCACTGGTCATGCCCACGCGGCTGATGACCAAGCGAGGTATAATCCGGATCATAAATAGAATTAGCACGCCACGTATAGGTAGACATAGCGCCTCCAATAGAGGACAAAATGACTCGTTGATGATATACCATCTTCGTGATACGACCCTTAACAAAGGAAGAAGCAAACCCTTGGGCAATGGCACGGGGACGACGGCGCCACTTGCGCTTTCGCTTGCGGCGTCCACGGCGGACATAACGTTTCCTACGGCGATAATTTTTGCGTCGCGGCATGTCCGATAATAAAAAGTGCGGAGATTAAGGCACAGAATCAAAAGGTTCACTTGCGCACTTTTTCAAATGCCGAAAGTTCAAAGCACAAAACGCACAACAGGACGGGGTAACACTTTAACCCGTCCTGACGCGAAGAAAGTACCTCGACGTACAAGAAAGTGGTGCTTTACCATAAACAACTACTCTGAAGAAGACATCAAACAGGTTGAGATCGCCGTATCCGCTCATAAATACGTCTACGGATTCGAAGTGGGCCAACAGGAGACTAAGCACATCCAAGGATACATCCACTTCA